GATATTATTACGATACTGCGGCCATGGCTCGTGGACTTGCACCTAACGAAAGTGCATCACTCAAAGCCACCTGTGAGCGTATGTTTCCTGACGATAAAACTATGCGTAAAGGCGACGAACTTGTAAATGCTAAAGGTATATTTGATTTACCACCCGACATCGAAGAACAAATAGCTGGTTATTGTATACAAGATGTAGATCTAACGTATGCGTTGTACAGGAACATGCAACCAACTTACCCACAATCAGAACTTGACCTTATAGATCTAACTTGTCGTATGTTTGTAGAGCCTAAACTTGTGCTCAACAAACCTTTACTTATTGCTCACAAAGAAGAAGTAATTCAAGATACGCTACAGTACATCGCGGCCTCAGGATTGTCACGTGCACAATTAGCTTCGCAAAAACAGTTTGCTGAACATCTTGAATCAATAGACATTACTGTGCCAACTAAGAAAAGTCCACGCACAGGTAAAATGATTCCAGCATTTAGTAAAACTGATGCAGCTTACACACAAATGTGCAACATGTACCCAGAGCACAAAGCTCTTTGGGACGCACGAGAAGCTGTAAAATCACGTATAGAAGAAACCCGTGCACAACGCATGCTGGATGGCTGTACAGAACAAGGAACTTTACCAGTTCCATTACGTTATTACGCAGCCCATACAGGTAGATTTGGTGGCAATGAAAAAATTAACTTACAGAACCTTCCCAGGGGCTCTAAGTTACGTAATGCATTACAAGCAGGGCCCGGCCAGATGTTGTATGTAGCAGATTTATCAAACATCGAAGCACGTATGCTTGCTTGGCTTGCTAAAGAACAAGACTTACTTGATTCATTTGTAGCAGGGGAAGACGTGTACAGCAACTTTGCTGGGCAGATATACAATAAAACAGTTACTAAAGCTGACAAACTAGAACGTTATGTTGGTAAGACAGCAATACTTGGTTTAGGTTATGGTATGGGTGCAGACAAATACAAAGCTGTACTTGCACAAGGCACTCCAGGCATTGACGTAACAAAAGAAACTGCTTTAAGTATTGTTACTCAATACCGTGCTATGTACCCAAACATACCTCAACTTTGGTCAATTGGTAAACAGTTACTTTTTTACATGCTAGATCAAACTGGGGCTCAATATAGTTATGGCCCACTACAAGTAGCAAGTAACGCACTTAAGTTACCAAATGGTATGTATCTACAGTATCCTAAATTACGTTATGCAAACGGTGATTTTATATATGATTCTGGTCGTACTGGTATTACACGTACACACGGCCCCCGGTTAGTAGAGAATATTGTACAAGCATTAGCTCGTATAGTTATTACCGACCAGATGCTTGCTATACAAAAGTTACCTGAAGTAGATGTAGTACTTACAGTACATGATGAAATCATAGCTCTTAGTTCTGATAAAAATGCTGACAAGACATTAAAAGAAATTATGACTATAATGACTACAGCACCTACTTGGTGTTCAGAACTACCGCTAGATGCAGAAGGTGCATATAGTAAAATTTATGATAAATGAGCAACTTAGTATTAACCCGCAGAAAAAAAGAAGGTATTGTTATACACATACCTGAAATCGGTGAAATACTATGTGAAATTACTATTACCAACTTAGGTCCAAAACAAGTTAAACTAGCATTTAACGCAAACAAAAACATTAAAATTGATAGAAAAGAAATATATAATAAGGAGTAAATATTATGGAGATAATCTTTCTTAAAGCTAAACAAAAGCTTGTCAAAGAAATAACAACAGAAGGCACTAAACCTTACCCACTAGCAAAAAACTTTACCTCAGAACATCATACTATTGAGCCTAATCAAAAAGGCTTTAATGAGTTCTACGAGTTATTACAAACACACGCCGCAGCTGGTCACGCGTTACACAAAGGAGATCTTAAAAAGAAATTAAAGAACGAATCACGTGCTTTGATGACTGACCGTACTGCTGCAACTCAATTGTTAGTATTAGATTTAGATGGTATTACATTCCCAGGAGCTAAAACTGCGTACAACACTTATGACATACAAAACATTGCTGAAGCTTTTGTACAATACTTACCCCAGGAATTTAAAGATGTAAGTTACATTGCTCAAGCTAGTGCATCTTTAGGTTTAAAAGCTAATAAAATTTCATTACATTTGTTCTTTTTGTTGTCACATACTGTACAACCAAGAGCTCTAAAGGAGTGGTTACGTACTTTAAACTACGAAATAGATTTTCTTGCTGACCAACTCAATCTTTCTGCTAATGGACAAAGCATATCTTATCCATTAGATGTAAGTCTTGCTGATAATTCTAAACTTGTATATATAGGCACTCCTAAGTTTACTGATGTACAAGACCCGGTTACTGGAGACAGGTTTGTAAAGATAGACCGTGGTTCGCCGACCTTAGACATTTCTCATTTAATGAAAGATGTTAACCCAGAAAAAGTTTACAACTTATCTACACAAATTAAAGATGGCTTACGTAAAAAAGCAGGCTTAGTTAAGAAAAGTGAAAAGATTACTACTGTAAACGTCAACGGCATTTCTGAACAAGTACTTCAGAACCCAGATCGTATGAGTATAGAAATATGTCGTATAGCAGACCCATATGTTAACTGTAACATTAATGGTGGCGACAGCGGAGCATATTACTTTATTCTCACTAACCCTCATTACATGTATAATTTTAAAGGTGAACCAATTTTTGAAATTGAAAAAGCAGATCCTGAGTTTTATCAAACAATATTTGAAAAGTATGCTGACAAAATTGATGGTGCTAAAAACGTTAAACCCATTGTACTTCGAGACTTTTATACTGATACTTATTTTAATGGCGTTTTTGATTCTAACAAATCTCAGTTTACAGACGATTTTCCTTTAACCCCAACTCAGAAAACGTCTTTAGAAGGCTTTATGCGTACTCATAACAGGCCTATGCCTGACTATATACCAGATGCACAAGTTGTTTTTGACCCTGCTTCTAATAGTGGTATACAAATGGACACAGCCCCATATCATGTAAACCTATACAGAAAAACAGGTTACATGTTAGGTGCGTCAACCGAAGTACCAGAGCTTACATATGGTACTGCAGCAGAGTTAAGTAAGTACATACCTAATACTATGACTTTAATGAAGCATATACTTGGTAACGGTGTAACAGAAGTAGAACACTTTGTTAATTGGTTAGCTTATATTTATCAAAACAAACGCAAGACTATGACTGCTTGGATATTTACTGGCGTACCTGGTACTGGTAAAGGTTTGTTTATACATAAAGTATTAAAACCTTTGTTTGGAGAACAACAAGTACCTATGCGTTCGTTAGAAAATATAGAAGAACAGTTTAATCTGTACATGCGTACAGCTCTATTTCTTGTAGTAGACGAATTTCGTATGGGCGACTCAGGTAATACAGGACGTATGGCAGATAAACTAAAACATCAAGTTACTGAACCAACCCTTACTATACGTGCTATGCGTACTAATCAGATAGAATTACCTAGTTTTTGTAACTTTATCTTTCTTACTAACCGTGCTGACGCAGTAAAAATAGAAGAAGGCGACAGACGTTACAACGTAGCCCCCAGGCAGGAAAGTAAGTTAGAAACAAAACATCCTGATTTCATAGCTAAGTTAGCTGACATACAAGCCGAGTTATTTACTTTTGCAGGTCTTTTACAAAAGTTTAAAGTAGATGAACGTATGGCTCATACTGCATTAGAAAACGATGCTAAAAAAGAAATGAAACAAGTTTCTATGTCAGTCTTAGAAGAATTCGCAACTGCTGTTAAACAACATAACTTAGAGTATTTTGTAGAAATATTAGACATACCACTTACAAACACATTTGATGCAGGCGGGATAAGTACAGCACAACGTTATATTAAAGATTGGATTAGTAAGACAAACCAAGAAACAATTATACCAATGCAACACTTTAAATTAGTGTATGATGTTTTAACTGACAATAGAAAAGCTTTAGCAATTAGAGATTTTACTAAAGCAATGAGTCGGTTAAATGTACAAACTACACGTAAAAGAGTAGGTAGTAGTAAAAACAGTTCTGCTCCTCGTGGTGTATTAGTAACATGGCTATTAGATGAAAAAGTTAAAGAAAACTTAATACAAGAACATTTTGACAATAACGATACTTTATTATTAGGAGAACAAAAATGATAACTTAATATGCCAAAACTTACGCAGGACGTACGCCCTGACATAGACAATGTTATTGATAATTCAACTCCAAAAGAGTTAGGATTAATCCCTGCATGGTCTCATTCAACCCTTAAAACTTTTGAAACCTGTGCTTATCGTAGCTACATAGCTAAAGTAAAACGTATTAGTGAAGACTACGGACCTGCTGCTAAACGCGGCAGTCAGATACACGAACAAGCTGAACAATATGTAGATGGACGTTTGACAGAGTTTCCAGATACTTTAAATAAATTTACAACACAGTTTAAAGATCTGAAGTCTTTGTATGACGAAGGTAAAGTAGAACTCGAAGGTGAGTGGGGGTTTACTATAGAATGGGAAAAATGCCATTGGATGGCTAAAGATGTTTGGGCTCGTATAAAACTAGATGCAATCGTACATGAAGATGACACTAGTGCTCGCGTAATAGACTATAAAACAGGAAAACAATTTGGTAACGAAATAGCTCATGGGCAACAAACACTAACTTATGCAATAGGTTCGTTCTTACGCTACCCAGCGTTACAACATGTACAAACAGAATTGTGGTATTTAGACCATGGTACAACTACAGAGCAATCTTATACTAGAGATCAAGCACTTATGTTTTTACCTAAACTACATGAAAGAGCTATGGTAATGACAACAGCGACTGATTTCCCACCTAATCCATCACAACATAATTGTAAGTGGTGCTCATATAAAAATGGGGAACATCCTGCTTGTCAGTGGGGCTTGGTTTAGTTATAATAAAGCAAGTTTTAAATAACAAATAATAAATAAAAAATACAGATATGACAGAGAATAATACATTATGTGCTTATGCACATCAGGCAGAGACAACTAACTTCATCACAAACAATCCTTGTTGTTTAGTTACTTCAGACCCTGGCACAGGAAAAACAAGATCCGTCTTAGACGCACATGTTCAGTGGAGTGGCAAGACCCTTGTTTTAGCACCGTTATCCATACTTGAAGCAGCTTGGGTTGATGACATTAATAAATTTCAGCCTGATATTAAATACGGTGTTGCCTACGCTAAAAATAGACAAAAAGTATTTGAAGATGCATCACTAGATATGGTGATTACAAACTTTGAAGCCGTTAATTTTTTAGTAAAAAATCAACAGTTATTAACAACTTTCAGCAATTTAGTAATCGATGAGTTTACTGCTTTTAAAAATAAAGACGCTAAACGGTCAAAAAATATCAAAGCTTTATCAGCCTTATTCAGACGCCGTGTCGGGATGTCTGGTACTCCTAACACCAATAGTATTCTTGATCTTTGGCATCCAGTCTATCTAATAGACGATGGAGCTCGTTTAGGTAAACGATATTATTCGTATCGTAACCAAGTCTGCACGCCACAATTTAATGGCTTTGCTAATGTTTGGATAGATAAACCAGACATTGAAGAAACTGTAGCGGACTTACTAAAAGACATCACCATACGACATAAACTAGAAGATTGCATAGATTTACCTAACAATATTGTTAGAACTATTTATACAAACTTATCTCCCCAGGTAGCTGCCATGTACAAAACATTAGCGGAAGATTCTGTGTTGTACACACAACAAGGAACCATTAACGCTGTAAACGCAGGAGCTAGAGTTAAAAAGTTATTACAACTTATTAGTGGTGGGGTGTATGACGAAAACGGTCTTACTCAGTATTTTCATCAAGAACGTTACGACTTAGTAATGGATCTAGTTGATGTACGTAAACACTCCCTAGTTTCTTTTAATTGGAAACATGAACGCGATGCTCTAGTAAGTATTGCAGAAAAACGTGGTTATACTTATGAAGTTATTGATGGTTCTGTACCTGCACACAAACGTTCTGATATTGTTAAACGATTTCAAGCAGGCCAAATTAAAGTATTGTTTGCCCATCCTCAATCAGCAGGTCATGGTTTAACTCTTACTAAAGCTAATACAATAATTTGGTGCAGTCCTACGTATAATGCAGAACATTTCCAACAGTTTAACAGACGTATTCATCGCTCTGGTCAAACTCAAAAAACAGAAACAATACTTATATCTGCAAGAAATACTTGGGAAAAAGAAGTATATGAAAAACTAAATGGTAAGTTAAATCGTATGGAAAGTTTACTTACAATTTTGACTAACTTACAAAAAACAGCAGCATGAGGTATAGTATGAATATTATGTCACAACGTAAAAAAGTCTTAAATTTAGGACGATTACCCCAAGAAGAATTAGATAAACTAATAGAACAAGATAATACTGTTTTAGCTACTGCTTTAATCTATTCTTTATCAGAACTAATAGCTAGTAATTACCCGTTAAACGAAGATGTAGATCTACCAACAATAGTGCAAGAAGCTGCACTCTTTGCTGTAGAGCTTACAGATGGAGTTAGATTAGTTACAAATTTCAATCCAGAAAACGATTCTACAACAAAACTACATTAACAATACTAGGAGGTATTATGGAAAATATAGTAGAAACTAAACCTAATCTTGACGATAAGATGAATATGCTTGCAGACACACGTTTGCAACTTAAACAACTTCTCGAACAAGAAAAAAAACTAAAGCAAGTACAAAATGCTTTAGAAGCCGAAATTGCTGCCGATATGGAAAGACAAGGTCTTACCCAAACTGGCAACGATGCATGTACGATTTCTCTTAAAAAAGAAATTGTACCAACTGTAACTGACTGGGACGCTTTATGGCAGCACATATTTGACACAGGTCAATCTGAGTTGCTACAAAAACGTATGTCAGCTACAGCTTATAGGGAACTTCTCGCTATGGCACAAGCTGTGCCTGGTGTTAGTCCCACGGAGCTTACTAGGGTTAATTACCGTAGTAAGTAAATTTAAACAAGAAAAATGAAAGGTGAACAATGAGCGAAAATGCTATATCACTAGTCTCTAATACAGTGCCTACGCACGTAAAAGAGGCATCTGGGCTTGGTAACGAAAATGTCGGTGCTGAGCATTTACAAACCCCTAGAGTAAAACTGCTCCAACAAATGAATAGTGAGGTGGATAAAAACCACGACGCTTACATTGATGGTGCAGAGCCAGGTCATTTCTTAAACAGTGTTACTAATGAAAATTATGGCACTGAGATGTATGTTATTAACTTACATTTTAAAGAAGACTTTGTACTCTGGAAAAAAAGAGACGCTGGAGGGGGTCTGATTGGTACATACAGTAGCCAAGCAGATGCTCTAGAGTATCTTGCAGACCAAGGATTGAAAGCTGACGATCATGAGATTATTCAGACTCAATCACATCTCTTGCTTAACAAAGACCCTGAGACAGGTGAGTTAATTAAAACTCCTTTTCTTATGGACTTTGCTTCATCTAAGTTGAGAGTTTCACGTGAGTGGAATACTCAAATTGGACAACTAGGAGGAGATCGTTTTAGTGCGTTGTGGAAATTGAGTTCCTTACAAACGCAAAATAGATCTGGACAAAAGTTCTATAACCTAACTGCAGAAAATCAAGGTTGGGTAACTGAAGACGACTATGAGTTTGCAAAAGAAACTTATAGCAAAGTCTCTAAATCTACTTCTTAAGTAGTTGTTGTACATGCTGCGACAGATCTTGTCGCGGCTTGTACGCAAATCAAGTATACTCTCTCCATGCAGGAGAGACAGTTCATAACTAAAATCCACAAAAGATTACCTATTTCTATTTATAAATGGAAAATAAATGATTCTTATCATGGGGGTGTGCCTGACTGTTTCTATTCAGGACCAGCTGGCCATTGCTTTGTAGAGTACAAATTTAAAAAAGAATTACCTAAACGCGACACAACTCTTATAAATTTTAACTTGTCTGCACAACAAGCTATTTGGCTTATAGAACGTAACAAACAAAGTGTGCCGTGTTATTTAGTACTGGCTGTAGGTAATCTAGTAGTTATGACTCAAGACTTCGAAAAAGCTAATAAATATTTAACAAGCGAGTTTTTAGAAGATAGCATGACATTCGAAGATTTTGTAGCCAAACTAATAAAAATGTGTGTAGAATATGGTACATGAGCGGAAAAAACCTCTCTGCATTACGTGGTGAGTGTACAAGTTTAGCTGATTCGCCCTGTATTGGGTGGTGTACCGTGCGCCAGTTTGGGGATAAAAGATGTAAAGGTTGTGGTAGACATGACTTTGAAGCAGACTCTACATACTGGTTTAGTTTGCCAGAAGTTAAACGTAAACTCATAAATATAAGAAATGCCGCAGCTGGTTATCAAATAAAACAAATAAAAGGTGACTCCCGTCCAATACCTAGAATAGTAGTAAATAATACTATACCTAAAGATCATCCCACTGCTAAATACTAATGGAGTTAATTGGCATTTTTATTTTAGTTTTGCCTTTTGTTATAGGTTACATAATTGGCAAACAAGAACAAAAATATAAAAAAAATAAAAAAGATGACTAGAAACTACAAACAAGAATATGCTCGTTATCAGGGCACTCCAGAACAAAAGAAAAGACGTGCTATGCGTAACAAAGCAAGGCGTGCAGCTTTACGTAGTGGTAGAGTTTCAAAAGGTAGTGAATTTGATATACATCATAGAGATGGAAACCCTATGAATAACGACCCACAAAATTTATTTGTGTCGCATAGAAGTCAGAACAGGTCTTTTAAAAGAAATAAAAACGCAGGAAAAGCTTAGTAGCCTCTTCTTTTTTTCATTCTCATAGGCTTAGCTTTTTTAGTCATGCCTTTTTTCTTCATAGGTTTCTTACCTTTTTTATGATACATATTAGTACTCCGCTTTAGTGTTTTTAAAAGTTTTATCAGAATGAGTGTCAACAAAAATAGATTGTTTTTCACCCGGTACAGAACCATCATGATTAGGCACTGTAGAATATTTTTTCTTACAAATGTCTTTATACGTGTGTGGTTCTTTGTATTTTAATGGTCTATTTATCATAAGTTTGTATATTATATTATTCATTCATTAACATTTCCAGCGTCTTCTAGCTTGTCTAATTCTAGAATTAGGGTTGTTTCTAGTTTTAGCTGAACTTTTTTTCAATTGTCCTAATGATCTAGCACAATATGATTTACGTCTTTTAGCAGCTTTACTGCCTTTTTTTACTTTACCAGTAACAGCTGTTTTTAATTTAGAGCCAGGATTTAAACGTCTGTAGGCTTTTACTCCAGCTTTAGTCATACCAGCGCCAGACTTCGTAGGACGGAAGTTCTTCTTGTTTCTAGCAGGCATTTTACTTTTTCTTCTTTTTTGTGCCACGTCTTTTCCTCTTTACTATAGTTTTTACGTTTGTAGGCTTACCTCCTGGATTTCCTGCTCTACGCTTACGAGCTACCGCGCTGCGTCTTTGTGCAGCTGTCATACTACGGGCCTTGGACCGTGGTACGCATTTCGGGTACTTTCGTTTGCTACCCTTTGCTGACTTACGCCCGCAAGCTTGATATCTACCTTTTTTCTTAGGTGCACCGATGTCCACCCAATCACCTTTTTTACCTTTGCCAAACCAAGCTGTTAAGCCTCCTTTGGGTTTAGTATTAGCCATTACGTACTTCTGTACCCGCCACCGCGTTTCTTGTACGTACGTACTAACCAACCGTTAGCGTAAGCACTAGGATACACTTTAAATTTACGTTTAGCTTCAGCTTTTACTCTAGCATATAAAGCTGGATTAGTTGGCTTAGCGCCACCCTTCTTTTTTCTTTTTGTAGTTTTTCTTTTTCCTGCCATTATGTACCTACCTGTTTTTGTGCCTTTTTATGGGCTTGTCTAAATGTGTCACCCATCAGCATACGACGTTTCATATACCTCATATGTTTAGCAGTATGATGCTTTGAATGACGTTTCATAGCGCTGTCTTGACGTTTAGTCAACGCTTTCTTTTTTACCTTCATAGAAGGTTTTTTTCTTCTAGACATTACGCTGTTCTTTTTTTCTGGTTTTCTATAGCAGCAGTTATAATATCACCTCGAGTTATCTTATTAGGATCACCATATTTACTAGCTAACTCTTTATCATTAGCACTATTTGGCGGGCCTGCTGGTACTAATTCTTTATTAGCTACTTCTAGGTCTGCTTCTGTGCTAGTTGCTGGTGTGCCGTCTATCATTTTTCTACGTGCCATATTTACCTCTACTGTGTTAAAGGATTCCCTGTGTCATCCTGTTTGTTTTCAATTCTTAATACTTGATTAGATAAAATATCTAACTCATTACGTAATGTTTTTATCTCACCACGTAACATTATAATATCTTGCGTTAAAGAATTGTCCATATTATCTAAGGCTTTTAATTGACTAGCGTAAGAAACTCCAGACTTTTTTTCTACTGCTTCTAGCCTAGCTACATAGCCTGCACCAGCGTAACCAAACCCAGCAATCGTGCTGACTAAGGCTGCAACAGCAATAACTTGTCCTAATTTACCTTTTAACCAGTCCATAAATACCTCATAAGTTAGGTTGTAAGTTTATCATTTTGTTTAATTTGTTGAAACTATTCCCACTTAAGTTAGTAAAAGCAGCAGTATTATCTACTAAACTTACTGGATAAATAACTTTACTCTCATACCAACTAGCTTTATCTAACATAACGGTTTTTATGTACATGTCAAACCCTGGTAAATAATTTATGTAAGCGATTAAATTAGCTTCATCACCATACTCATCAGTAGTAGCACGTTCTTCAATAACTTGTTCTGCTTGATCTTCTAAATTTTGAGCAATAATGTTATCAGCAATTGTATCTGCTTCTGATTTATCTACTTGCTGTACATTGTCTACGGCCGTTTGTTCTGTGTTGTTTACAGCTACACTAACCGTAGTTGTTACAACTGCTTCAGATCCTAGCTCGGTAATGTTCTGCATACCCCCACCACTAGTGCTTATACCCATATCAAAACTATTACTACTAGTAGCATGTACCTCGGTGCCTGCGGTAGTGCCACTAACACTGTTAGCTGCAGCACTAACTGTTTGTGCTACTACATCTAATTGAGTTTGAGTAATACCAGACTTTTCATCTATTTTACCTACTGTTACAGCTTCTACTTCTATCTCTATTACTTCTTCTATTTCAGGTTCTTCTAGTTCTGCCACTAGTTCTTCAACTTCTTCCTCATATTCAGGCTCAAAATACTCTTCTATTTCTTCTAGTTCTATTATTTCTTCAAGAAAAAACTCTTCTTCTAAACGCATGGTTAGCTCAAAAGGTTGTTCAAAAGGTGTTAAAACCACTAGCTCAATTGGTAACTCATAGATGTCTGGTAGTGGGTCTAAGTAAACTTCTTCTTCCCTAAATATGGGTTGTAAAAATACTTCTTCTTCATAAAAGAAAATTTCTGGCTCTTCAACAAAAGTACCCATGGCCATAAGGTCTTGTTCATCAACAAAACCATAATCAAATTCTTCCTCCATAACAAAATAACCAATGTCTTGTTCAAACCTATACCCTGGACAGAAAGGTGCATATTGTGGGTCTAAGTCACATTGTTGGTCATCAAAAGCTTCCCAATAGCCAGGGCAAGTAGGATCGTTAAGTGGGTTAGAACAATCAATACTGTTGCCTTCGCCTGTGCCATAAAGTGAACCGCCACTTTCTAAAGTGGAATTCATAATAGAGTTGTTCCAATCAACACTAACACAAGCGCCGGTGTTAGTAGTACCTGTACTACATTCGTCATAAAACAAATATTGATAATAATTACTTGCGTCTTTTTGTTCGCCAATTAATACATCATGTCTATTTATATCTAACTCACCATAACGATAATCAAAAGTAGAATTAGTCCATAGCACTACTTCAAAACTATTGTCACTACCACTACGGTTATACTCACGTAAGTCATACCAACCAAAAACAGCCTTATCAGAAAAATTTTTAGCTAACATTTTAGAGTTGTTGTCTCTAATTAAATCAGTCCAAAAAGGAAACAAAGTATTATTGTACTGAGGTAAAGGATCTGGGGTGTAGTCATTACAATAACTGCCGGAAGAGTTAAAGTGTAAACAACCATTAGTAGCCATACGGGCTGAGGTAAACCCTTCGCCATAAAAATTAAAAGTAAAATCTAAATTAAAAACAGCAGATACTTGATCGTCACCAGCATTTAAACTAGTAACACCACTTTGGGTAGTTAGATCAAATAATGGTTGATTGTTCTCGTAAATGTAATTAGCAAAAGAAAAATTACTAATTAAAAGACTAAGAATTATTAAATTCTTTTTCACAAGTACGTCGGCTTTTTTTCACACCCCTAAGAGTCTTAGTTTTGGTACAACTGGCTATGTATTTTGCTTTTTGTTCTATGTAGTCAGGACGATCTTTCATATTACTAGACCAAGCTACTGTTGCTTTTTCTCCTATCTTGCCCATATATGGACAAGGTGTGCCTGCCATTTCCATAGCTTTAAATACTCTAGAGTCCTGACAAAGGATAGCAACTGAAGCTACTTTCATGCCAGTGTCATATAAGTATTTAGATAATTTTAGTCGTTCACAGTTTTCATCTCGTACAGATTTACCCGTAGAAAACCCAAACAATTGACCCTGGAACGCCCCTGACACACCAGTAGTACATAAGTCTTGTGAGTAAGACATGATGCTAGGTGCAATAGCAGAAGCAGGTGGTGAGTTAATATCTTGTTCTATTTTTTGTGTAGAAGTAGATGTATTGTTATTAGTATTAGTCGCAGTATTGTTATTAGTGTTTACGTTTTGATTACTGGTACTAACATTACTAGTACTGGTGCTGGTATTAGTATTAGTAGAATTATTAGTATTAGTATTTGTTACAGTTTGAGTAGCAGTAGAATTAACAGTGCTATTGCTAGTATTAATATTAGTATTTGAATTGGTGTTGGTATTAGTGTTAGTAGAGACATTTGTATTATTATTCGTGTTTGTATTATTATTTGTATTGGTATTTGTCGTAGTAGTAGAGTTAGTAGTGTTTAAACTATTACCCTCACAATACTGTGTACCCATAGTACAGTCACCTGTCTGTGCTGCCTGAACGGTTATTGACATACCTCCTATAACTCCGAGTAGCATCCAGCCACTTAAGGAGAGAAGTTTTTTCATTTAAAAATATTATACAATACCTAATTACCAGATTCCCACTCTTTTAATGCTTTCCAGTATTTTTTTAAACCTTTGGCTACATAACGCCAAAATTTTTTCATACCATCAGGATTAGAGTTCTCTGCTATTAAAATTAAAATACAAAGACTAAGTGTCGTCAACAATATAAAATTCATGTGCCATAAATTCATACAAGGTTCTAAAGTCCTCTAAAGTTAAAAAAGGTACATTCTTCCTAATATGCAATTTACGATACTCATCATAAACTAATTGTAGTTGCTGTTCTTTATATAATATCACTCTGGTGCTGTAGGCCAAGTAACATCTGCTAAATCACTTAAATTAGAATAACTTAAAGGTAAATCTCTTAATTGTTGTCGATAAGTAGCCCACTCTGTTTTTTTACTATCTGTAAGCGGGCAATCTAAAACTTGTGTCCAATCTGATTTACTCAAAAGATTATCTCTATCAATTCTTAGAAGCATAAGACAGTGCGGTGTATCAGCTTCCCATTGTTTTGTTGTGTAATTAAATTTATGATATTCAGATGGTTTAGTTATTTTAGCTACTAAAGAACCACTATCAACATAATGTGTATCACTAGTTACTTCATTACTATCTACCTCAAGTGCGGCTTCGGTGCTAGTTTCTAAAACATTT